ACCATATCTATTCTTCCTGCATATCTACAAGCATTCCTACAAGAGCCTCAGTGACTTCGTGAAGTCCCTCGATTTGCTCTGCACGCTGCTCACAGATTTCGCATTTTCCTTCTTCGCTCATTCTGTTTCCTCCTTTGGTTCATCTTCATTCCCATTTCGGAATGTTCCTTTCCGCGTTTGTTCTATCTGACTGTTCTGCTGAGCAGTCCATAATTCCAGTACCTTATATATAATAACTAATGCGGGCGAGCCAATTATTAGTAGAACCGATTTATATGATTCTATGTCCGCTACCATCGTAGGGTCTCTGAATGACATAATAACCAAGAATATAGCAAGTCCTACCCACGCTAATACTACGGGAGCAGCAATAATGCCCATCATAAAATTAACGAATTTGTCTTCGCCGTTATCGCCGTTAGATACCATTATGCCTCCACCCTTATGCCGAAAGAGGTCTCCCCTATCTTGTCGGCTGCTTTTCCTACGGTCTCAAATAGACCATCATCTTCGTCTTTATTCATCGTTCCACTCCCAGTTTTCTTTACAGTCACATTTTTCACCACACTTTATATTGTCTGCATTTAAGAAATATTTAAGCAACGTAACGGTCTCTCTAAGAGATTCATTTCTTGTAATGTTCCCAACTTCTTTCTCCACATCCAGGACAATATGCTGGGCAACCTTAATGGGCATATATTGCAGCAATACTGCTACTATGTTAGCCGCTTCCTCCCTCGTTGCTGCCATCCATTGCCTCTAGTTCTTCTATCTCGGAAGGATCTGGGATGCCTAGTTCGGCGATTAGGTCTACTTTGTCAAGCAAATCCTCCCTATTTCCTTCTGATGGTAGCCCGTAGACTACCATTATTTCTCTTAATTCCTTTTCTGAAATCATATTACAGCTAGCCTCATTTTTCCTCCTTTAAGTTGATGCTACAAATACTTCTAAGTCACAACTTGCCGTATCGGCTTTAGCCGTAACATTTACTAAATCAGCCAATGTAGGTGTGACTGGACCATTTAGAGCATCCATTGTGTCTACTACACCACCAGATAAATCCCCATTGTATATGAAGGACTGACCTTTGTCAAGTTTGACCGCAAATTCCGCATTGGCTTCATCCTTGAATATAAGTACGATGTGATTTGTATCATCCAGGTTTGTAAACCGTATATACATCGCAGTACTTTCTACAAAAGTACCTGACGATACGGCCGTTCCAAACGCAATCACTTCCACTTCCGATGTTGGTACAGTCAGAATACGTTTGTTAACCTCCGCTATACTCCCTATTGACAAAGTATTTGTCGCCCCTTGGTCAACGCCGCTCAAGGATATCGATTCAGTAAGAGTAACTGTCATAGTTGCAGCAGTTATTGTACTGGTCATTTCTTTTTACCTCGCTTTTTCTTCTCTTCTTTCTTGGCCATACGCCTTCCGGCCTTGGTATAGGGAAAAAGCTTGCCATTTACCTTTGGCATTATTGTTCCTCCTCCCTACTTCGTAGATCTGAAGAGTCATCATTGCTTGTATCTACCTTAGAATCAGGGCTTCCGCCGGACGCCGGAGGCCTTCCGAACGGTGTTATCGCCGGTCCAAGGTCTTCCTGGTAAGTTTCTCCACTATCTATAATCGAAAACTCTTCAAGAAGGCGCTCTCTCGAGACGAGATTCTTTTCAAACATACTAATCCAGATTTCTGGATCGTAAAACTTTCTAAATACAAGCCGACACGGAGATTCACTTATATCAGGGAATATCTGTGTCTCAAAGAACCGAGCAACTGCACGTTGATAACGGGAAATTTGTCTCTCAGCCCTGACTTCCTGGCGTGATATGATGGATTTGTTTGCTCCGCTCTGTTCAATAATCCCTATTGAGAACAAAAAGTTCATCAGGAGAGAAGAAATTACTGGTTCCAGGTGCTTCATTACTTCCAGAAGTCTGCTATCGCGGCTGCCCGAACCCAACGTGCCCATATAGCCGACCTGGTGGTGGTCATCCATAGCAACCACACCCGTAGTTGCCGTGGCTATCTTGTCATATACCTTGGAAAGATTCTCTAGAGCCGCCTCTTTCTCAGCATCTGTGTCTAGCCCACTTAAATCCGCCAGGATTAATTTAAGATTTGCCGCATTATGTTTGACAGCGGCCAGAATATCGCGGTCAATCATCTTCATCGCTTTCAATATATGAAAGCAGGATTTACCAAAGCCGATTCCGTACGGTGTTCTGGCGTCTCGCCTTATCCTGCACAGCGCAATCATCTCATTTCTATATTCGTCAGGATCCGAAATCCGCCATTCGGCCATATTAATCAGGAACCTTGGGTCTGATCTCACAGATACCTGCAGCCAGCGGATATCTTCGGACTCATTAATGAATCCGCCAGTTCCCATCGTCTTCGTAGAAGGAATTCCGGCCGTGCTATCGGTCGAGCTGGGCGCCCATCCCTCTATCTTGGATAGAGATTTGTTGCCTCTGGCCTTCGTGGGGCTCTCCAGCCCCTGTAAGCGTATCAGCCGGCCGTTCATAGCCTTAATTTGTCGAAGTTCGCCATCGACCCAGTACTTTTTCAGAGCTCCCGTTCCTTCCCGTACTACATTAAGGCCCATCATTTCTATCTCATCGTAGGCGAGAGGGTCCACGTTGCTAAAAAATTCTTTTACTTGCTCTGCGCCCTCTCCAACGAAGTCATAATCTGTGAATAACTCACCCACTAGATAGTCAACAAGGAAAGAATACCATTCATTTTCTTCATACTCGACAAGTCGGTCATTATAGAATTTTGGTTCTTCCTTGTTGCGGTAGTCCTTGGTCTTAGTCTGGTAGACATCAAAGTCCTCATCTGAAGTAAAAACGCTACTCCTGTCAGAGAACCATCCGCCAAAAAAAGGTGTTGTTCTATCTTCTGTCATTTTTATCTCCGCAAAAGAAAACTAAGGCCAAGGCCTACCAGTATTTATATTTGGAACGTTTATTGTTCCGCCTCTTCGATGTATGTTAACACTGGTACTTCCAACCACGGCCTTCGTTTATCTACAAATAGTATCTGTCCCTCAATTCCAACATATGTTACAGTATATCCATACTTGTGCGCATAGAACTCTAAAGCCCAATGTGCATCTCCGAAATATTCGAAGCCCTTTATAATTCGATGCAAGGTACCGATCGGAATATTAAGTTCCTTCTCTAATATCCGGTAGCTTTGATGCTTTCCCTGGTTTCTGAAACACCAGTTTAATATCGTGATGCAGTCATTCTCCAGGTTTCCCATACTTTAGATCCCCCATACCTTGAAGCCCAGATAGGGGCGCGTGTATTCTTTAGAGAGCGCGATCATTGCGAGCGCCATACTATCCAGAAGATCGATCTTGCCCCCAACTGGCTCTTTAAACTTCAGATAGTTCGCAGTACCCTGGACCTTCTGAACTATTACTCCATCGTGCTCTAGCCGGAACTTCGTCCAGAACGGCTCGGTGGTCGGCACCTTTAATCTCCCGTCCATTATAAGCTGGCGGTAGTTCTGCATCAACTCGTGCTTGTATGGTCCGCTCATCCACACACCAAGCACTTCCTTTTTCTGGGCCGTCTCATTGCTGTATATGCGTGCGCGGGGTATAATGTCCTTTCCTTTACATAGCTGGGCGGTAATTTGTATGCCCACGGCAGTGGCGTCTGGGAACACGCTCGTAATATGCCCGTTAAACGCCTTGTAGACCTCTTTAATGCGCAGAATAATAGGATCGTAATCCCTGCTACCAGAATCAGGAGGTGTGGGCGGTATCTCCTCCCAATAGGCCAACCTGGCAATATCCGAATTTATCTCGAAAACGGTTATCTGGGTCGGATTCATCAACAGACCGTAGTCTATACCCATCACATACTTGCGACCAGACTCTGCCTCTAACTTAAAGCTCCAGTCTCCAGTCCCACAGGCCTCAATAAACAAAGTTGGGAAGAACTTGCCGGCAGATTTGGGAAATTGGCCCATATTCTCTGCCACGAAATCTTCATTCAACATACAGCACTTATCGCACTTCCAGCCGTCTATCTCCGCATCCGGCCCATAACTATGCAAACCACATATACCTTTCTTCAAAACCCACTGACAGGGAATGTGCAGACGCTTGAACCTGTTCCTGGCATACTGACTTGTAATACATCCCTGGTCTATAGCTTCCCAGATATTCATATGGTGAGTACCATAGTTGGCTGGATCGTCCGTGTACGCTTTCCACTCTAACTCTAATTCAGGATTCGCAAGCGTCTTTGGAGTTCCGACCATTATCATCTTCTTCTTCGAGTAGGCATCCGCCATCATATCATCAATAACGGTCGTTCGAACTTCTTTAGTGACTAACTCTATCTCATCCACTACGAATAAACTGCCCTTGTTGCCCCGCTTTGTGTCCGCCTTCTGGCTCTGTGCCAAATTAGACGCTACAACCTCCGATTCATTCTTTGCGAACCTGATGTATTCTCTCCCGTACGTTCCCCGCTTTCCTATAGGAGCACTTGGTTGTACATATTCCTGCATCAGGTAGTCGGAACGTTTCAGCGCCTTCCAGATGTCCTCCATAATAAAAAGCTGATCTTGTGTAGGAGCAAAGATTACCGCACGCGTGGAAGGATCTTTACACATCGACCATAAGATATACGCACTCAATAGAGCACTCTTTCCGATCTTCCTGGCTTCAATGAAAAGATTTACATCGTTCTCTTCGAAGATGTCGGCCGCGTCCGACTGCCAGGGGCTTGGGAACATTGGCTTTCTATTATCAAGACGTACATAGGCTACACAGAACAGGTTGAAACTCTCCAGAACTCTGGAATGAAATTCCTCATCGCTCTTTGAAGTATCTGCAACGTGTATAAATTCCTGGAAAATCTGGTAATTGTGGTTGAACCGCTGCTCTGTGTTGGATTCTTCTTCGACGTTCTTTTTCGCCTCTAGAATAACCTCACTGAGATTAAACAACTTACTTACCTGGTTTCTTTGGCTAATTCCCGAATGTGTTTCTTGACTTCCTTCCGAACTTCTTCCGCTGTGTGGTCATATGCGGACAGGATAATCTGTCCCAGGATCTCATCCTTGACATACTTTTCAGCTGCCTCATCCAACTTACTCCTCATCAGGGGAGTCAAGTTGTTCTCATATAGAGAGGCGATCTCATCCTGGTGCCTCCCGAGAAATTTTGCAATCTGAAACCTGAAGTGCGGGTAGTATAGCCACCCTACCGCAAGGGCCGAAATGCCCAGGACGGCGACCATCAGGCCGGTTTCTGTCTGGAGAAGCTCCGAAAGAGAACCTAACATCTCATTCGTTGCTCCTTCTGTTGTGTTATTTGTCATTTTATTCTATCTCCTCAAATTCTGTATCAATCGTTTCCTTACCACGTTTCCATTCCATCTTAATGTCTCCTTCCTCTCCACGTAATTCAAGGAGGACCTCTTTGGCCTGGCTCACAGTGTCACTAAGCACATCCTTTGAACGTGAACGATGTAACCAGTTCAAGATATATTCGTTCATCTTTCGCATCCTGTCGTTAGTACTTTCAAACTGAGCCAGCTCTTCCATCGACTTCTCATATGCCCAGCCGTCGTACTTCTCTAGCTGCATCAGGATTGCGGCAGCTCTGCTAAGTTCAATGACATTGAGGGATAAAGAAGCGTCGTCGTTAAGTTCCTTCAAATAGAATTCGTAACGTTCGAAGTCTTCTGGACTCTCCCTTATCTTATCTACAAGATTGGAGGGAGAAGTGGTAGTCAGTATATTGATCTTACTGTATTTCAATAGTCCGTGTTGTTCGGCCATATCTGTCACTATATGCATTTGGAACTATTTAAATGTATGGGTGAGATATTGTATTGTAAATGTTTGTGATGTAAACTTTTGTATTGTAGACGTTTACAGAATGGCCTGAACGTTTAGTGGGTATATGTTCCCTTGGTGGGCAATGTTAGCTATTCAAAAGAAGTTTGAAAAAATGACTTCTGCCTCAACACACTAGGGAAAGGGCGCAGTTATCGTCGGTAGCACCGATTTAGTCATCCTTCGGATGACTACATTGAGAAATCGGAAAAATGGTCATCCCCTTCGGGGATGGCGGAAAAGCGTCGCTTCCCGTCGCTTCCTTCGGAAGCGTGTGGCCGGATGTCGGCAAATCTGGTTTTATATACCCCACTCCTCGGCGACCCCGCCTGCGCCCCTCTTCATTCCGAAGGAATCAGGTGGGGGGGAAAAGTTTTAAATCGGCCCCTGCCGTTAGGGGGGCCAGTTCCAAGTCGCCGAAGCAGCGACCCCCCGAAAGGTTGTCGGCTTGGGACCGGGGGGCGCGAGCGTGTGGTTCCGTAGGAACCACACGCAGTCGGGCGGGAGTCCTTCGCGAGTCGAGCCACGAGAGTCCTCCTCGACCAAATTGCTACTACTTCGTAGTAGCCCACTAAAAACCTACGACTCTCCCCCCTACGGGGGGAGTTTTACTTGGGAAACATTATGATTACCCCTCCCCAGCCTTCGGCTGCTCTGGGTCGCCACAACTTTGCCCAGCCCCTACGGGGCTGCTGGACGAGAGACGACGCAACCAGCCGGCAAGCAACCGGTGCTCTACTCCTACGGAGTAGCCGGGGGTTGTATGGGGAGATAATCGGGCAACCTGATGCCACCCCGTAAGGGGTGGCTAATGGGGCCCAATGCCCCTGCCAGCGATGAAGGATAAGTCCACCCTGTGGGGTGGCACCAGAGCGGGGGGTTTTTTAGGGGGGATGCGTTTATGTCTTCGGACATAAAACCCATCACAGTCCTCTTGGATATCCGAACTCTCCTTGAGAGAGTCGTGGTCCTCCTGACGGCTAACGGTCTTGCTGCGAAGCAGGCGCCGCCGGTCGCCGGGGCGGCTTCGGAGTCCGACGGGGCTGCCCTGTTCTCTGCCGAACCGGTTCAGTCTTTCCAGACTGCGCCGGCCCCGGCGGTAGCAACTGCCGTTCCGACTAAGGAACAGGCCGAGCAGAGCCGAAAGGTGGCGCTCACCAATGCGCAGTTCGCAATCGCTGGTGCTTTCATCGGTGGAGAAGCGCCACAGTGGCGCTGTCTTGTCGCCGGATGCCGAACTCACGGCACCGGGAAGACTTTTTCATCGCTTAGCCGATGGCAGTCTGACAAGAATTGGGGCGGCCTTCTCGGGCACATCGGACGATGGCACAAATCTTCTGTGCCGGGCTTCCGAGAGACTGTGAAGCCCTGAGTAGGCTGGGACAATGATGGCAACGGCCGGAGTCCTAGTCTACCGGGGAGCTTCCAAACCGGTTTCCTTTGAGTCCCACCACAATGACGCCGAACAATGGTGTAGCAACCTAGTAGGCCAGTGGCTTAGGCGACTCCGATGACAAGGACCTGCCTAAGCAGCAAGACCTGACTCAAGGGAAACCAAGACCCAATGACGGGGAGCCGAGACAGAACCGGCTCCCCAGAGGGACTTTACGATTATTGACTTATTGGTTCAAAAATGAAAGAGCCAAAACAGTGCGAAATGTGCGACAAGGACCTATCCGAGGTCAACCGCATTCGGTACCTGACCAGCAGACACCACTGCTGTGGAACCTGCTGGGACCGGATGACCTTGGAAAAGGTGGACTGAGCACAGCACACAGATAGCCCGACATATGCAAACCGGGGGTCAAGGGGTGGGCTGAAAAAGCCCCTTCCCCCACCTTACAGTAACCGTATCATTGAGCTGATGGGATAGCTAACCCATCCGTGCTAGTGGCGATGCACTAGAGGAGAAACACAACCAATGGTTGTACACGACATCCGCAAAATGTGGATAACAGCAGCCGGATACCTGACCAGCCGGCAGAAGTACATCGGAGACTGGTCCGGAGACAAGGTGGTCCGTGCCGTACAGGACCACAACTATTCGCAGGAGATACAGACAATGCTGCGAATGACCTACGGCATAAAGGCAGTGTTCTGCGTAGAGGACCGCAACATATACCGCCTATACGCTGGGGGAAAGCGCCAGTTTGTGGACACCGTATACCAGAACATCTTCTGGTACCCACTGAACTTCGGTGCAAAGAAGGAGAGGCTCGGCGACCACCTTCGCCGGGGTGGCTTCACCTTGAAGGAGAAGGACTTCGAGGACGACAAGACCTAGGCAAGTCTAAAAACTGCCCCACATACGCCAACCGGGGTCCACCACTGCGGGGCTTAAACAGAAGCAGTGGTGCCCCACCATCAAGTCTTTTTATTTTCTTTATGTTTTTTATCCGTAAGTGCTTGTCCCGCGCGCTCACTACGTAATTCGCGCACGCGAACTCGCGAACATTCACGTATTCGCGTATTCGTGAACCAGAACCGGACCCGCATCGCGCATCACGAAACCCGCATCCCGCGTCGCGCTCCACGTATCGCGCATCCCGCGCCGCGCCGTGTTGTTCGTGAACGTGGGCAAAAGTTCGGCAACCGCCGAATGGGGTGCGAGGATTTCGTTCACATACACACGCCCGCGTTCGACCTCGTCGTCAGAACCATAGTTTTAAATACTTCCTCGCGTGTATGTAGCCGGTGAGAAAATGACTACCTCCCCACACGAACAGGTCGCCCTCGTAATCGCAGGGGTCCTCACGGCGCTCACAAACGCCGTGGCTACCCTTCGCGAACTCGAGGCAGCGGCAAGCAAGCCCATCGTGGACGCGTCCGTAAAGGTCGCGAACACGGTGACTCCCTCGCACCTTGCACAGGTCGCGAAGGACAACCTGCCCATCCGTTTGCAGGGCAAATCGCGAAACCGGTTCATAATCGCGATGCAAGCCCTGCTTTCGGGAGGGACCATCGCGGACGCCGAAGCCGCGTGCGGTGTGAAAACCGTTCGCGAATGGTGTGCGAAGATGGGCGGCGTTGACGCCGCACGGGCGTGGGCCGCGAACAATTTCGGTTCGCTCCCACAAATCCCCACGCAGGCAATCGCGACAGCGGTGCCTTCCGTGAACGACCCACGACCCGAGCCCATCCCCCTCGCGACAGCGGGCGGGAGCGACAGCATACACGAAGCAATTCGTGTAGCCTCCGCATACTGCACGAAGCGGTCCGCGGACGGTAAGGGCTTCCGTATCCGGCACGATGTGTTCGCATACGGGAAAACGACCGAGGACGGCCTTTACGCACTCATACGTGGCGTGAAGAAAGACGGGTCGTTCACAAACATCCACGCAATCACAATACACGAAGACCGCTTCGTGAGCGTGAAGCAGGGAACCGCCGGATGGAAGGACACCATCGTGTCGCTTGCGACACAAATGCCGCCCACCACCGTGTTCGGGGGCGGCGCGACCACGAAGAACGACCCCGTCGGGTCGTTCTTCGCATAGGCAGGACACGAACCGGTCGCCCCTTCGGGGGCGGCCACCACGTGTATGAACCTGCTCGAATGTTCGCAATGCGACGCACGTTTCTTTTGCGAACGAACACACCAGCGGCACGAACAGTCGTGCCGCCGCACAACCCGCGAAAGCGGTTCGCGTATTCCCCGTCGTGGTCGTGATGAACGACGCGAATGAGGACTGTGATACGCGAATTGCCGCGAAAGGATGCGCAAAATCGTGTATTCAGGAACAAAGGTTCGTGAACAATGAAGCGGACGTTTGTGAACATAATTCGCGAATGCTATGATACGAGCAGAACGCGAAGCGGTTCACGAATGTTCGCGGAGTTCGCGAACCTTTTTTTTATTTTTTTTTTCGATTTCGCGAATTCACGAAGTCGAACACGCGCTAACGCGCACGAACAATCGCGCAGCCGCGAATTCACGAATAGGGGTAAAACATCGCGAATTCACGAAGCGCGCGAACATCCGCGTATCCGCGAACATACACGACCCGCGCGCACTTTCACGAATTCCCGCGCACATCCTTATATACTCCCCATATAAAACTTTCCACTTCACGAATTCACGAACCTGTGGGTCGCCTGTCGGTGAACTTTCGCGAAAAACCGCTGCCGAGATGTTCACGAATGCAGGACGCGCGTTCCCGCGTTCGCGAATACACGCGTTCCCGCGCGCGCTTTCACGAATTCGCGCATTCGCGCACTCACGAACATTGTGAAGGATTTGGGAACGTTGGGAAGGAAATGGCTTCTCCAAATGTTCGTAAATTCTCCCGATGTTCGTGTGTTTTACTCGGAAGTTCGTAAAGAGTAAGTGAGAATTTGGGTGTTTGTGAACGTTTGGAGAAGCCTTTGGCGAACATTTAGGTTCACATTCTGTGAACGTTTAGAGAACTTCGTAGAACGTATATGTATATAGGAAGTATATAGGAACGTATACGTATATGAACATCGAAGATAGATAAGTTCTTTGTGAACGTTTATAGAATATTCCCTATATGTGTATGGAACATTTGCGTATAAGATTGTCCGAAGGAACATTTGCATAGGTGTATGGAACATTGTGAACCGATACGTGCCTGTTCCTATATGTTTGTATTCTTTCCGCAAATATTTGTATTCTTTTTCACAAAGAGGCCGCTTGTGGTCGCCGCTGGAGGGGGCAAGCGAGAAGCGGCTTCACGACGTATGCGGGCGCGTTCGACCTCATCGTCTAATCCAAAGGCTTATAACCTTCCTCGCGTGTGAAGTGCTACCGATGAGCCACGACGAAATGGCTGAAATCGAAGCAAGCGACCCTTCGTGTGTCGCGGCGTGTGAGCCTGTGCCTGCACCCTGCGATGCTGCGAAGGCGATACGTTCGGGGACTGCTGCGCCGGTTGTTCCCGTCCTAAAGAAAACTGTTCGTGAGCGCAAGTGGCGCAAGCACACAATTCTCGATGCGACGTGGGAACACCCTGTTCGCCCTTTTTCGGGTATTGTCGCAGAACGTATGAAACTCACTCCCGAACAGATTTTGGAGTGGCGAACCGCGTGGTGTGCATACCGTGAGCGGATGAACAACATTCGTGAGGATGAGTGTCCGTTTATCGCAAAGCACTTCCTGATTGACTCGTGGGGTGATGTGGTTCGTGAGAACGGACGCTTTATCACGAACACGGAGTGGGGGTGCTACACCAAGTGGCTTCACGAAGCATATAATGCAAAGACCACCCGGCGAAAACTCGTGAACGGACTTGCGCTTCGCAAAATGAAGCGCAGTGAGCCTGCATACAAACACAAAATGCAGCGCTTCGCTGACCGCACCACTCGTGAAAACGTGATGTTCGGACACATCACGGGGGACCGTTGGGGAAACCCACTTCGCCTCGCTTCGCAGGAGATTGCGAAGGCACGTGATGGAATGGCGAAGGTTCAGGAAACCGAGCGTGTATCGGGAGTTCTGGATGCGCTTCGTGAGAAGGGATGGGATGTTCGTGATTAGTGAAACTTGCGAACATTTCCCGTTCCAACGCGAATATCCCGAAGAGGGGGCTGGCCCTATGGTTATCCCCCCATCGGAGATGGGGGAGATAACCTTACGCTTCAAAACCGCACTTTGGAGAACGAAAATATGAACGCGAACATAAGACCCGATGGGGAAGATTTCGTAGTGGAAGCCTGCTACGACTATGTTCCCGAGCCTGCCTTCACGCTTTGCGTGGAGTTCTCGAGCGGTTCTCGTATTCACGAGAACTACCTCGACGACGAGTGGAAATACGTGGACGCTGCCGCGAAACTATCCGCTCTCGACCCCGATGCTCGCAAAGTATTCGTGGTCGGCGTTAGTGAATACACCAGCGGATTTCAGGAGTCGTATCTGTGAGCGTGAACGGCTGGATTGAACACGCGAACCGGCACTCTCCACACATCCGCAAGTGGGAAAACCCGAAGCGCCGCGCGATGTCGTATCGCCGGTTTCGCTGCGCGAAGTGCAACGAACCGGGACAGTTCGAGAAAGGCGACACCTGCGGTTCCTGCGCCAACCCCCGCTCGCGATGGAGCCTGCCGCGATGAGGGACTTCGCTAATGACTCGCGATATTTCCTGAACCACGCGAAGCCACCCGATTGGGAACAGTCGGCACATTGCTTGTGTGGTCGCGACTGCACCTGCTGGCTTCACGATAACGGCTGCTTGTGTAATACGTGCCTTGACGAACAAGCGGGCCTCGCAATGTGCGCTACTCGCGAATATCCCGAAGATGAGGCTCTATCCCATTGGTTCACTCCCCATCGAAGATGGGGAAGTGAACCTATGCTAACACTTTGGTTGGCTATTATTCGTATATTCAGGAAACAAATATGAACAAAAACGAAACAAAAGACATATGTGAACATTGTGAAGAAGCACCCGTTACGGAAATTGTGCATTTGGGATGGCGAGAACTAACGCCGGCTCTACTATGCGAACCCTGCATCGGAAACCTACGGGAATGTGAATACTCCGGCACGCTACACACTTTGGATAGCGAAATGCACGAACTTGACGACGGTATGATTGTTTGTGATGGAGTTCGTGAAAGCGAGTGCTCAATTTGCGATTGGACCGACGACCTTTGCCTTACTTCGCAAATGCTGGTTCTATGCGACGGCGAACTGATTTCACGAAATTGCCGTGATGATACGGCAATTTGCTACGAGTCGGGAGAACGCTACCACATTGACGAAATGGTGTATAACGAAGAATATGGGGAGTGGTTTCACATAGACTGCGCGCCCGCAGAAGCGGAGCGCTGGTATCGCAGGTTTTCGCATATCATTAGCAATAACTTCGCAAAGTTTCCCGTTAGAAACTTTGTGGGAATTGAGTTCGAGGCCGAGGACGGGGAAACGATTTTGCAGGACACGTGGACACAAAAATACATCGCGGAAGCGAAAGAAGATGGTTCACTATCCTGCGGCACGGAATACACGACTCACCCGATGCGGGGCGACGACATCGCGAACACCGTGGATGAAATGTGCGAACGGTTCGAGAATGGGGGCTTCACACTTGGCTCGAATGTCGGGTGGCATTTCCATTACGAAGCACAAAAATTCGGGACGAAGGCACAGAAAAATATATGGACAGCAATCGGGAAGTTTCAGGATGCCTTTATGGGAAACAGCCACCAGCCGGGCTGGGCATACTTCGCGGATATGATACGTGGATACTCGGAAGCGTGGAGCAACCCATATCGTGATTGGGTTCGTGCTTGGGCAAACACACAAGCACAATACACATATGCTGACCACTATCGCAGATACCAGCCGTCCAGCGCCAGCAGCCCACGTGCATTCGCAAACTTTACACCAATGCGTCGCGATGAAGGCCGCAGAATTGAGATACGGATGTATTATCCCTGCCGTGTCCTGCGCGAGTGCAAAGACTACGCGGAATTAGCCGAAGATTACAAATCGTTCATACGATTTTGGGACGAGTTAATTCGCAAAGCCGCATACAGGTTTAATGATTTGCGGTTTCCCGATGAGATGGACGGCTTCGCAAGGCAGTTTTCCGTCCCAACACGGGAATGGCTTATGAACAAGGAGAAAAAATAAATGTGCGAAATACAATTCGTAATAGGCAAAGACCTAAACAAATACACAATTGACGAATTCCTAAACTTGCTACATTCAGGAAGTTACGGAAACGCAGATGCAACGGGAATATTTGGCGAAGGTGGCGTGCTCCTGAAGTGGAACACGGCATTTTACAAACTCCCGTTTGAGAGAAGCCAACAAGTTTGGAAACAACTCGCGAATTCAGAAACGCGATGGCTAATCGGACACAACCGGCTCGCTACGCAAGGTAGCGAAACGCTGAAGAAGAACAACCACCCGTTCAGGAATGATACCTGCTCGGTGGTTCACAATGGGATTATCACGAACGATGATATTCTCAAAGAGAAATACAAATTGAACTATCCCGAACAAACGGACAGCGCGATAATACCACACCTGATTTCGCACTATTTCACGGATGATACGGACGAAGTGCAGGCGATTAAACTCGCGATGGAGAAAATCACAGGCAGTTATTCGATATTTGTATTTATGCACGCTTCACAAAACCTGTATTACTTGCGAAACACCGGCTCTCTATTCGAGTTTATGCGTGCGGAGCGCTCGAATGGCGAAGTGCTGATATACGGAAGCACGAAATCAACGAGTTTGAGCGGTATCGGCGCGGCCACGATGAACGGCGTGTTTGCGATGGATTCATTGCGAAGCAGAACTAAATTTACGCCTTCTTCGGGAAGGATATACCAGATAGTGGTTCCCGAAATGAACATAAAGGAAGTAGCATCATTTACACCAAAGATTGGGAATTACACATACACGGCATATGGCCCAGCGCAAAGCGGGCAGGGCAATATTTGGGCAGAAGCGACCGACACAACGAAAATCTCGAAGCGCCAGCGCAAACGACAGGAACAAGCGCAAGTTCGTGAAGCACTAAAAGAGAGCGATGTTGATATTCAGGAATATTGGGATATAATTATGGACGAAATGGATTATCTTTCGGGATTGTATGCGCAGAATGATAACATAGATGCCGCATTTCAGGAAGCAGCCGTAAGTTTTCACGATAAATCACAAACAGTAGTGGTTGAGAACATATCGGAAGTGCTGGCTGACCAATTCGACCTGTATCTACGTGCTCGCAAATGGTATCCACAAAACACGATACTCACACCCAGCACGAAGGGAACCTGCAATTTCACGGTTCAATACAAAGAAGTGCTGACTTTCGTTGAAAATAACCACTCACTCAAGCGCGACCTCGCGAAACTCACGGAAGGTGAGAAGATTACATATTAGGAGAATATATGGGACATTTAACTTACGATGAATGGGTCGCTAATGGCGACGCCGGAATGTGCGAACTGTGTGAACAGTTAATGAACGATGAGATTAAAGTTTTGGGATGCTGTATTGGCGAAGGGAGTAAAGCAAACCTTATTCCACAATGGGCATTTAGCGACGGTAAGGTTCACGCGCAGGTAAACATACGATGGAAAACCTTTGATACACGAATTAAATTGTGCGATACACGCCTCTTTACGCACAAGGATGGGGCGCCGAAGGTGCAGGGTAGGCGGCTCGCGAACGAGCCGATAGAAGTCGCGTATGAGAGCGTTCCGGATACCTGCGATGTATGCGGTGAACACCGTATTCGCGAAACGATACACAAAGTAGCCCCGAAAGATGACTTAAATCCACTCCGCTCGGCAACGTGGATGCAAGTGAATTTTTCCTGCTACAAATGCGAAGGAATTAAAATATGAACAACGACTATATGAAATGCGGATGTGTTACGATAAAAAACGAAATTACAATTCTCTCTCTTTGCGAAGAACACGAATGGATGCTATGTGCGGAGTGGGAACTAATTGACGAACAGGAGAACGATGATTAAAGCAGATGAACCAGATTGCACGAAGAGGGGAGTCCAGTTTGTGGACTTCACCGAACTCTCACAAAAACGGAGAAACGATGAACGAATGTGAAACAGAACGAAACGAAGTCGGCTTCGGCTCGCGACCTAACGAACTCGTGTTGCAGGAGCGTATGGATGGCTACGGCGGTCGCGAAAGTATTACCTGCGATAAGTGTGGGGACACGAAAGTTCGCGATGTGCTGGTAAATTTTGACCGGATTAGATTGCGAATGAAGCACATATACTGTCCACATTGTGTGGATGAGTGTGGATGCAACGGATAGGAGATACAAATATGCAAACATATATACTAACAAGCAAACTTCGCGAAAGTAGGAGTTTACCTAAAGAGAAGATTAGCGTAGCATCAGATACGCTTTCGTCCGATTTGTTGAATACCCTACTCGCGAAGGGACTCGGTAATGCGAACATTGTAAGTGGGGTTTTCGCTTTTGCAGATAGGCCCGCTATACGATACAGGAACATTTTACCAACACGAAGAAGAAGGACGCTCGCGGCAGATAGGGGCTTCGCAAATCTAATTTACGATTGGATTATGAACGGGGTTGGAGATGCATTTGTGTGCTTCTCACGACGCAGTTCGGCATCATTTCGCGAAATACAGCCCTACAAAGTTAGCGAAGATACATACTTCTTTTTCGACGGGAGATATGGGACAGGAGATTTGTGGACTGCGATTCGCGATGCCCGCACTCAAAAGCAGAATATCCCGCAGGTAATTCACGACAAATTTTGTGAAGTGGGAAGTTATAGCGCTGGCGGGCTGCACTTATTCAGGGGAACACTCGAAGAATGGTTGAACGGAGAATGTGAAGATGAATTCCCGTTTTCAAATTCGGTTCTATATGCTGCACCCGAAGATTTACGACTGCCGCGCCCTTACAGGATTTGGGTATGGAAAAATGGCGGTCAACTTTACGATGAATACTTTAAGAGTGGTTATAATTCGGGAACTGCACGTGTATTTCTGGACCGAGTAGCACCGAGATTTCTTAACGATGTCGAAGATGAATTTGATACTTGGGAAGGCGTCGATGGGATTAGGAGATGGCGTTTATGAACAGATACATATTTGTCCCAACCATAATCAAGGGGAAATCACGCCGCAGATATATGTGTTATGCAAATGACGACGAAGAAGCGTGGGAACTTTTGCGAAATGATATAGCGCGACACCAAAATTGGTTTCTTCAGGATGTGGACACGATTTACGGAGATGCATACGATGCCGGAACGGAGTGATTTATACACGGAATTTTGGGACTCAAGTAGGTGGCTTTTGGAAAATGCGTTAAATGCACAGCACTCAAATATGCGACATTCGCAGGAAGTAGCACAAAGATATTGGGATGATAACTTGAGAAATGTGGATGTTGAACTGATTTTGCGCTGCGAAGAGTGGATTGATAGCGAAGATTTTTGGGGGGATATATCTCGCGAAAGGGTGCGACCTGCCGGCGGTCAGCCCCCACGCTGGGAGTCCGAATTCAGGAAGGTGGAGAGCAGCGAGTTTGATGAAAATCCTTACAAATACTTTGTGGGCGTGGAAATGGAAGTGAACGATAGCCAAGTCAAGCGACACATTCGTGAAAGGGAACTCACTTCTGATAATAAAGAAGCGTGCTTTCCCGATACATCTAAATCGACTTGGGATTGTGTTCACGATGGTTCCCTGAACTGCGGTAGTGAATTCAGATTACGCGAAGTGTATCAGGGGGACCGGCTATTTAAAGAAGTCAGGGACTTCTGTATGCTCCTTCAGGGGAGGGCCTATAAAATAGACGATACCTGTTCTGTTCACATACACATTGATGCGATAGATATGAATTTAAATTCCCTAAAGAACCTGATAAAACTACATCGCAGATACGAAGAATTCCTGTATGACTCCGTGTCCCCGTTGCGAATTAATGAACGATTTTGTCGGCCAACGAAGTCCACCCGTCCTTCACTCACTCGAAATCCAGCACGGAAATATTCGTTCACACCGCTGGGAAATGCGATGACTACTACCAACCTTCGCGACTTTAAACTCGCTTATTATGACTGCGGCTCATCCCGACAGGCTCAGGCATATACGGAGCGAGAATTGCGCAAATATTACGACGGCAGGTATTGGGGGCTTAATGTCCATAGCATATTCCTGAACGGGACGGTCGAAGTGCGCCATCTTCACGGAACACTTGACCCAAATGAGATTAATTCGTGGGCATTGATAAACTTGGCGATGGTTCACAAGTCAATTACAGGCCTCACACGAAGGGAACGTCGCACATTGGAATACAATAACAAGCCCACATTACGAGAATTTATGAATCTCTTTCCGAATGATATACAAATACTATTTGAAACGGGATATGATAAAGAACGAATGTATCGCCAAATTGGTAAAAACCACAAGGAGGACTATGTGGAAATTTGAGATGGATACATTTATATACCACGGAGTGCATATATGAACATAACTACGAACTATTGGAAAACAGATAAATTGATACCGACAGAAATTAGAGATAAAATTCGCGATGCGGCCATTCGTGTTTTTTCAAATCTATTTTTCTCGCCATATAATAGACCATCGGCAAGTTTTGATAGGAAGGGGCTAACACTAAAAATTCCCCGCGACTACATACTACAATCGGATGGTTATGATTTGGATGAAGCAGATGAAGAAGAACGCGAAGAGTTGTGGACTGAAATATCTTCAGGAAAGAGCGTTAGACAAATTATACAGGAAATTATACACGAAGATATGCAACAAATAACGAACACAGTAACAACCGAAATTATGGATGACTATATGAATTATATGGGAATATTAGATTTAGCGAATACTATTGTTCGCGAATCAAACAACGATAACCCCGTAACACGCCATACATTCCTATATGCACGCGGAAGAAACAATATGAAATACGATGACGACATTTGGGAGAAAATACACGATGAAAACAAATAAAATATTACGAAGATTCATTAACGAGATAGATAAAGGCGAAGGAAAGGAGTATCTGGACATTCGCACTATCTTTGATACCCGACAAAAAAATGTTTATGCGAAACTTGAGAGCACGATTACTGCACTCTTTTCAAACCAAAACATTTACGAAGGATTAAATGAAGTTATAAACGAACACGAACTCACACAAAATGAGCAAGTATTCGTATTAATGATACTTAAAATGTATGAAGTCGCCTTCTCCACCTTTCACGATTCAGATATCGGAGAAATGCTGGAGCAGATGGCGACAATGAGCACCGCGCCACCTTTGGGCGATAGTCCGGAAGTGGCGTAAGTATTTCACATAAACATTACAAATGGTTTATGTGAAATACATACAACGCCCCGATGACGGGGGAGCCGAAGTATCCGATATTAAATCGCGATTTCAATTTATGAAATATTACTATAAAAAGACAGCGATTTATAGGTGAAAAGGATTTCCCCCCGAGGGACGACCCGAAACGCGCTAAAATGCGCGTCATTTGTGAACAAACAATAAAAATAAACACAAAAAGGAGATGAAGATTATGCCTTACACACGAAGAAACACTAATAAGAGCACGACTCGCAGCACCAGCCGCAGCAGCGGCAACGAGAAGCGGGATGTTAAATATGATATACTCGCACAGGAAATCGTTGAGTGGGAACCCAATAACTTTGTTGAGGTTTCTCACAAAGCGTGGGCTGCCGCAGCATCCGCTCGCGGAGCAAAATCCGATGGAGAGTTTTACTCGATTACACGCGGATATTACGCAACCGGCACAGGCGATGTTGAGGAAGGAACCCCGATTTACACAAAGTCGATTACGATTCCGACCGAAGATGAAGTCGTGGATAATCTGCTTACGGCACTTGATAAAGTCGTGAGCGGTTAGAATGAACACGGACTTTAGCGAACAGCCCGCAGGCATTATAGAGTCGTATGAAAATTTACGCACTATAATGCGTATGCACTCGCCAATGTCCCATTGGGAAGAGATGCGTGATGCACTCGACGAACTGGGAAAGAACATTTATGGTTCGTCCCGCAATCGTTAATTCCTTACGGGACTTCCTGAATACACGGTGGGGAGTTTTAATACCTATCGCCCTGTATTGGGGAGCAGTAATGCTGTTCGCTAGTGGGTTATGAATATACAGGAATAAAATGCGTTATCACATTATGTTTTCCGACAAGTTAGTTCTGAAGGACGGCGGAGTAGTAAAATACGATGATGTCGTTCTTCACGAACCAGAACACGAATACGATATAGGAACACGTGAGAAGATGGGTTATATGAAAAACCCCACGATGGATGATGAATGTTTAGAAGATTTTATGCAGGATAAATTTGTGGTCATTTTAGAAGCAGGCGAAAGCGTGTATAAATTTGGCGAACAACAAGTGGCCGATAGATGAATAATCCTGAACACACCCTGAACATCATCCGCGACCCGGTTATTACCAAAAGTGGTTTTAGCGGAGTTCATATAGAAAACGGGGTGGCTTTGTTCACATTTGTGAACGAGGCTTTAGTAAAGTTCGCAACAACGGGGAGTCCAAGTGGCTCCCCAACCTTTACTTTATATACTTATGATTGCGAACGTGTATCGAATATGGCCCGCGAATACGATTTAGATTTGTCGGCGGGCTTAAATTTTTTTTGCGATGATAGATTTGTGAATGTTGTGCAAACCTTTTTTTTGAAACATTTTATTACAGATGATAATATTCACGAATTCGTGTTTCGTATTACCGCGAACCCCCTGCACAATTACCCCGGCACTTTCTTTCGCATTTCTATTGCACTACACGACGTTGATTTGGAGCGCTACGCGCACTCGCCCGCTCAGACAGAAATGCTAATTGGAGAAATCAATGGAGAATGGGAACCAGAAGAACTCGAGTTTGCTCGCGAAATACGGGAAATGGTTCCCCTTCTGCCGAAACCGCTGGCGCGCGACCAGTTTCTCGCAACATACTGCGATAGATTTGGTAAGGATAAAAAACATCGAGCCGCATCTCTGTGGCTCCGAAAACAAGAAGTAGGTATTTATGGCTAATGTAAACATAACAGAAGATTTATCGTGGGGAACCGCGAAAGAACAAGAAGCAATGAAGGCATTCGAAACTAATGCACCTGCCGGTAAATGGCAACCATTTACGAAGATGGGAAAGTATTCACACTTCGATTTTTGTGCAATTGGAACTAGCAGAAAACACAAACTGGCATTTGCTGAAATAAAATCACGAAGATGTAAGAAAGACACTTACCCAGATACGATAGTCCCTTCAGTAAAAATACAGAAAGGACTAGAATTACTGAATCTGCGACATAAGGTTTATGTAATTCTCAACTTTGAAGACGAAATCTGCTTCGTAGATTTGCAGGACGCGCGGATGAAGTTCGGCTTCAACGCGCGCACCGACCGGGGCGCTCTGGAATTAGGCCATTATGCATTCATCCCGCTGGACCAATTTGTGACCTTGGGGGAAAAGAAAAATGACATCAAAGAAAATTAAACAAATAGAAGAACAAATTAAGTATATGAGTCAATGGATTGACGAACACGATATGCCACTAGGGAATTCGAACCTACTGGAGAATATGAACTTCCTGGTAGATAACGTGCGTCATTACAGGAGATACATAGAAGAGATTAGAGAAGAAAATGAAAGACATCGCAATACATTGGGTTTAACAGGTAGATTCCTGGAAGAAAACGACCTAATGAGTAAGTGGGATGATTTCTTTAAAAATGAAACAGAACAAGAAGAACACGACCCAAACGCTGCTGAGCGAGAGAAGTTGGAAGCAATGGCTACCGAAGAGGGGAGTATATAAAGGAAATACCTATATTGGGACAAAGGAGATAGAGACTAGTATATAAATGGTAAATCTACACGACTTACACAAGTATTATGAGAGTTGTTGGGTTCTCGGTAAACGAGATTCAATCATTGAGAATAATGAAACGCGCATACTTTCGGCCCTTCTATGGGGAATATCAGGAACATCCGTTTGTATACGTGGTGAATCCGGTAGCGCAAAGACGAAGATACTTAATGCAACGTCTACTTTGTTCTTTGGAGATGCAGGGCTGAGTGGGAGAAGTCCAGATATGCTGCTGTTAAATTCCTCGTCGGCGAAGGGGCAAATTACTCCAGATAATGCTGCATATATTGGACAGACTTCGCGCTGTGTAATTCCCGAATTACAGAATATTCTTACTTCGCCTCACCTGGAGGCAATGATTAAACTCTGGATGGAAGGAAGACCATACATATATTCGCGCAGTGAGTTTGGCAAACGTATGATACGGTTGATACTGGAACCGAAACCGATTCTCACGAACCTTGCCGATGGAAATGAGTTTTTACCTGAACTTCCAGTAGAAATGCAGCGCAGAGTAGTTAGCCTCCCAACGTTCTCTAGTAAGGCCCTGAATGAAAAAGTCCACCATATGAAAGCCAAGGGCAGATACTTACCTGAGAATGAACTCAATCAACTTACCCGCAGGGAGGTCACACAACTGAGACAAACCTGCCGCCAGGCAATGGACATCAAACAGCGCGTCATCAACCCAGGTGCTGATATAGTTAGAAAGACAATTCCAACAAAATATACAATGTCAAATACATTCATCGATTACTACTTCGATGTAGTAGAAGCAATAACCAAATTCCACCACCACGGAAGAGTAACGGATGGGAAATATATCTTTTCTACACCAGAGGACAATTACTTGGCCTTTGTGTTGGCAGGCGATATCTTTCGGGATATGTCCATCGGCATTCAACCATTGGGAAAACAAATAATTGAATTTGTTCCCAAGGCAGAAGTATGGGGCGACCTTGTCAGCGACAAGGAGACGGACTCTGTTCACATAGATGAAATCATAGATTTCCTCTCAGAAGAAGGATTTGCCAGGGCGAAGAAACTTGTGAAGATTGTTCTGGGAAGATTGGTGGACACGAACTTCCTTCGTAAAATACCGCGGAGGGAAAGATATTATAGAACCAAAGACATCAGTTTCGAGCAAAGGGTTGACTGGAAGGAACTGGTTACTGGTTGTGTGCAGAATGTTAAGGAGCATTATCCTCATCTACAGAGTGAATACTCCAAAATGTCCCTGCACAGATATACGGATCCCTTTACAGGGAAGCGTAAAGACATACCAATGGTAGTCAAAGTTTATGGAGGTAATACAGACAATGAAACCTGAAGAATATGAAGAGCTTAGAGAGCTCTATGATAAAAAATTAGTTAAAGTAAATCAAAGAGAGATTAGCTATCTTCTAAAGTATATAAATGAGCCGAGGCGGCTGGAGAGTAATCGAACGCGCAGAGTATTTTACGCTTCCGATGCCACCAGATGTGGCCGTGCGTTGGGTTGGGCAGTCACGGGTGTGCCAAAGAGCAATCCCGAATATAGCGTCCAAACCCTCAATATTTTCGCACTAGGAGACGCGGTTCACGAAATTATGGAAGATAGATACAAGAATATACCTGGATGGAAGTTCTATGCAGAACACCCAGGTGAAATTAACATCTCCCAGGAAGGAAAGCCCGATTTTCTACTCAATTATAGAGTAGATGGAGTCTTACTCAGGGAAGATTGGGCCAAAAAAGATCTATTTGGACTTAAAACAGACAAATTTATCTGTGAATTTAAAACAATTGCGGACTTTCCCTACAAAACTGGTCGAAATCGGCAGAAAGAAGTGTATTGGTATGGAGCAGAAGATGTGCCAAAACCAGACCATTTCGCGCAACTCCAGATTGGAATGGCCGGGGAAGGAGCAGAATATGGAATTCTGCATTATCACAATAAGAACAATGGGAATGAATCTCTACACGTTCTCGAATTTGACAAAGAATATGTAGATCGTCTAGTAGACAGACTATGGAATATCCAGATAAAAGCAAACGAGGGAGAGATAATGGAACGCCCGTATAGGGCGTATCCGAATAGAAATAGAACCCAGCTAATGAAAACAAAAACGATCGCAGGAGAAGTATTCAAAACAGATTGGATGTGCTCCTACTGTGACTGGAGAGACAAATGCTGGGGGCTAAATGATTTTAGGGAGGACGAATGAAATTACTGCGCGACATAAAGAGTTTTTTCTGCAATCCCTACACAATATTTACACGAAGAAAAAAACAAAGAGACAGAAAAGAGGAGGACTTATTTTAATGAAAACTATAGATAATGAGGATGCAATTCCCACAGAGGAATTGTATTTGGATGCAATACAAGAAATATGTGAAATTATATACTATCAATCTACATTGAATGACCAGGATCGCTGGTTAGAAGATATGATGGTTCGTGGTGTTTGGACACCACCCGAGGAAACAGATGAATAAACTAGATGAATGCTGGCTGATATATCGTCTTTTAGGTGCGGGAACGCCCTGGGTGTATATCACTGCTCTTCCCGACGAGGAACACGAATTCCTACTTGAAAAAGCGAAGATGATGCTCGAGATGGAGACTTGGGAGGAATAATGAACAGAACAATGGGCATTGAAATGTTCATACTCTTTGTATTTGCAGTAGGGTGCACCCTAATCTTTGTCGCTTCAGTGGGGTGCTAATGAGAAAGCACAACGACGGCCGCTCGATGCCGATTAAATCTAAACAAAGACCCCCCAAGTGGATTAAAATAAAGCATTATAATCCTTCATTAGGATATCAATGGCCTGTATGCCCCCACTGTAATAACCATCTGAAGAAAGAAGACCCTGTGACTTATTACTGTGCTGAATGTGAGAATTATACATTTGAGTTGGAGTAAGAATGAGTAAGGACGACCGAGTAGAAATAAAACTGAAGATTACAGAGGACCATATGGATGCAATCGAAGATATGTTTCTCTGTGATTTAACCAACGAAGAGCACAAAAAAATTAGGCCACTTCTCCTGGATGTGTGGGAGCAACTCTGTGAAGGAATGGGACACGGTGAGACAAGTGGAGAGGAGAACTAATGGGGGCACCGCACGCGGACTGGCAGGATAAACTCAAAAAGAGGAATTCTACGAATGTAAAACGAACCGATGGAAGAATTGAAAGAATGTGTGAACACGGTATTGGACATACGATCTTTGTTCCATTGGAACACAAGGACGAAACTGCCTGGTGGACACACGGATGTGATGGCTGTTGTCTTAATTGGGCAACCGAAGGAGAAAAATGAAACTAAGTGAATACCTGTTTAACAGGATAGAAGAATGCGATGAATATCCACAGAGTCGGTTCGGTGAGGAGGCTCTAGACGAGTGGATTACTGAGTGGTATATGTCTGAGTTTAAGGATGTGCGCGGCAATGGTTTAAATCCCAGAAGTCCACCGCTCTGGCTCTCGGACTACACTGTGAGAAAGCGCAGATACAGTGACGTAATATTACCGGAGTAAATATGAAAAAATGTGCAGTCTGTAACAAGAAAGCGGTCGGCCGCTCGGATGGGGGCGTATTCTATCGTAATGGTAAAGTTGTTCACATTAACTGTATGTGGGAGCTAATGGAGAATGTCACGGAAAAGTAAAGAACCTGTCTTTTGTTCCGTATGCAGACGCCGCATTGGACCACATAAAACAAGTATGTGTAAAAAATGCCGGCGGTTGACCCCCTACGGGACAGATATAGAAGTTGTTACTCAACAGGAATTCGAGCTGAACGGAGAATTATGGCACTAACTGACGTATATATACTGGGAATAAACTACTTTATTCATCCTGTCGATGGAAATCCCATCGTCAGGCTGTATGGGAAAACAGAAGACAACGAAGTAATGACTTTCTACGATGATACATTTAAGCCTTATTTTTATCTAAAGAATCCCGGCAAGTTTGATTACAGGATGATTGGAACATCTGGTGCCCAGATAGTTGGAAATGTTACTTTGGAGCACGAGGGCAAGAAAATCAGGTGCGCAAAGGTTGAGACACGGAAACCCGCGGACGTGGCCAGATTGCGAGATAGGCTCGAAGGCAGGAACAAGAAGGTGTTCTCTGCGGATATTCTGTTCCCCCTGAGGTATGCATATGATAAAGATATAAAGGTATTCTCTGAGATAGAATATGACGAAGATTATAATATAATTGAAATCAATGAAGGGAAATACTTTGAACCGCAACTTAGTGTTCTTACTTATGATATCGAGGCCAGCCTGAGAACCAGGGAAGTATATTGTATCAGTGCGAATATCAACGGAGAAAAGACAATTACCTTTGACGACGAGCACGGGGAGAAAGCGATGCTAGATGAATTTTGCGCGTGGGTTATGGAAGAGAACCCAGACATTATAACTGGATACAACATCTTCGGCTTCGACTTTCCGATGCTGGAAGAATGTGCAAAGAGAAACGGAACTGAAATTCAACTTGGTCGAGCGGGGGAGACTCCCTGGACCAGGAAGGACAACAAGCGGCGGATAAATGTCTGGAATCTATCGGGCAGAATACTTGTAGATACTTGGCAGCAGGTCAAGCAGGAACTTCAACCTATACAGGAGAGTCTGGCTTATGTGGGAGAATTGCTCAAGGTTGGATCAAAGGACGACGTTGACGCTTCTCGCATTGAGGACGAATGGAAGAACCGCAGGCAGGATGTAATTAAGTATTGTGAAAAAGACACTCTGGTGACTTGGGGCGTATTTGAACACGAAAAGGTGGCGTCTCTACCGAAAGCAATTGCACTATCTATTGCAACCAACCTTCCGCTAGAGCACTGTTTCAGTCCAGTCACCACTCGGCTTGCTGACTCAATTCTAATTCGTAAATTCGACCGGGCAGGCTTCGCTGTTCCTCAGAATACGTGGGGAGAAAAGGCAAAAAAGATTAAGGGAGCAACGGTATTTAATGTATATAAACCAGGCGTCTATAGCAACGTGGCGATTCTTGATTTTAAATCAATGTATCCAAGTGTCATTATAAAGAACAACATTTGTCCATCCACTTACACAAAGATACGTATGCGTGGAGATTACTGTGTTCGTTCACCGCTTGGTGCTTTATTCCGCCAGAAGAAGAAAGGTATCTTACCGGAAGTTCTGGAAAAATTATGGAAGTGGCGCGACGAAGTGAAGGCAAAAGTAAAGGAGAATGGAGATTACAATGACCGCTTGCAGTATTCAATCAAAGTTCTTATGAATTCTTTCTATGGTGTGATGGCAAGCAGTTTCTATAGGTTCACTAATCCAAAGATTGGAGGAAGCGTAACAGCTTTCGCTCGACGGGGCATACAAAATGCATACGATAAGTTAGGGGAGTTAGGATATACAGTCATTTATGGAGATACCGATTCAGTGTTCGTTCAATTAAAAAATGACGATCCACACGAACTTGCTAAAATCCTTTCGGAGGAGGGATTGGAGATGGAAGTAGAGAAGATACTGAAGACATTCTTTACTCACGGTGCAAAGAAGAGATACGCCGCATTGGTGGAATGGCCAAAAGAAGAATTTTATGTAAAGGGATACGAACTCCGACGCGGCGATTCTTTTGTTCTGCAACGGAATGCAATGAGGGGTGCTCTGGATAGAATTCTGGAGAATGACCCAGACAAGGCCTTTAAATACGTATCGAGGATAGTAAAAATGATAAGGGAAGGAGAAACAGACAAAGAAGATTTAGTAATTACAAAGAATGTAAGAGCACCAAGAGATTATGTAAACCCCGATTCAATGCCGGGAGTTCAGGCCGCCCTGAAGTTAAAGGCAAGGGGATACCCCTGGTTACCAGGAACGAAGATAAGTTGGGTGGTGACCAGTGCGAAGAAGAGTCCAATGGAAGTAGAACCATATATAGACAATGTAGAGTTCACAGCCAGGGAAGATAGAGAATATTATGCGAATAGAGTGATACACACTTTGAGCGATATCGCGGCCGTATTTGATTGGGACGACATCGGACTTTCTTCAGGGACAAAGCAGGAGAAACTGTTCTAAATACAGGAGATGCTACATTGGGAAGAAAACGAGGAAAGAAAAAGACAGCCCCACCTAAGAATAGAACCAGGTATGAAGGAGAATTGGTCAAATTTCTTTCGCTAGAGAGAAGAGACTATCTCGTTATGACTTCTGGTAGAACGCAGGGATGGGACGTTCATTGCGTGAAGAAGCGTGGGAAGAAATTTGTGCCCATTGAAGTTAAGACTTCGAGCACAACAAAAAATATCAACTTGGCCTATGTGCCAAGAGTTAAGAAACAATATGAGAGATACAATGACATATGTAAAAAATATAAAATTGTTACTTGGTATGCATTCAGACATATCTCTCGTGGAAAACAAAAGAAAGAGTCGAAATGGAGATTTGTTCCAATTTCGAACATTAATCAGATGGTCCTGAGTTTTCAGGACGGTCTGTCATTAAAAGAATTTGCAAAGGTGATACTATGAGAAATAGATGTTATTTTTCTAAAGCCGGCTTCGAGGATATGCGGCTTAAGATTGAGGAATATGTAATATCTCGGGGAACTGTAACCCGAGATGAGATAATAAGAAACTTTAAATATAGAGGATTACCTATGAATAGCCGTCAATTGGGATACTTGATAGGTTATAGTGAACGAAGGGGAGTTTTAACTAGCTTTACCTGGCACGTAGGAACAGAAAAATATCCCACAATATATTATATTACTACAGTAAAAAGATTTAATAAATTTATAGGAGGAATAAATGGAAGATGAAGAAACGCCAATAACGGCAGATGCAATTGACCATACCAATATACAGGGAGATGTCGCAACTAATAAGCGCCACTTCGTGGAGATATCATTTGACGGATTTCGGTTGTGTGAAACTACCACCGAAGATATATCCCTGGATGATTTCAATGACAAGGTTATGGGTCTGTGGAGGAGCCTGGATGAAATGCTCCTCGAGTCTATGGAACGCAGAAAGAAGAAAATGCGCGCCGAACCTGGCCATATGAGAGAATATCAATAATGGATTTCCCAAATGAATGTGCGGAATTCGTATATACCAGGACTTATTCAAGGTGGATTGAGGAAAAGGGAAGAAGAGAAACTTGGCCAGAGACAGTCGAGCGATACATTAAGTTTGTTAATCTGGAAGTTAATAACATTCCAAAGAAAACGATAAGAAAGATACGGAAGTATCTATTAACCTTTGATGTAATGCCAAGTATGCGTCTCCTCTGGGCAGCCGGCGGAGCTGCATACAAGGACAATACTTGTATCTATAATTGTGCATACAGTAACATAGATTCAGTAGAATCTTTTGCGGAATGTCTATATATTTTGATGAGTGGCTGCGGATTTGGTTTCGGAGTATCCCAGAAACACGTCGATAAACTACCTGTAGTGGCGGAGAACAGCGGAAACTCGCTTGCCGAGTATATTATCCCAGATTCGAAAGAAGGGTGGTCAGATTCGCTTAAAATGCTACTAGATGCACTTTACCGTGGAATGGATATTCCTTTCGACTATACACAAATTAGAGCGGAAGGTGAGAGACTGGTTACAATGGGCGGTCGAGCAAGTGGCCCGGCACCATTGATTCGAGTTCACCAGTTCATCAGGGAGGTGTTAAACCAGGCACAGGGACGAAAGTTAACCACACTAGAATGCCACGACATCTGCAACCAGATAGCGGAGTGCGTAGTGTCCGGTGGAGTCAGGAGAAGTTCTCAAATTTCTTTGTCTGACCTTGACGACAAACTTATGCGCGACGCAAAGGTCTGGCCCTTTCCCCTCAGGCGAGCAATGGCCAACAACTCGGCATACTATTATGAACGTCCGCCAGCGGCAGAATTCCTGCGCGAGTGGGCGCAGATCGCCTCTTCGGGAACGGGGGAGAGAGGTATCTTCAATATCGGAGATGCGCAGCGAGTAGCGCCAAAGAGACGCTCGTCTCATTTGATTGAGGGAACAAATCCCTGTGGCGAGATAATGCTCAGAGACAAACAGTTCTGTAATCTCTCGGAAGTTGTTGTAAAGCCGACCGACGACCTGGATACTCTTTTGGACAAGGTGGAGACGGCGACCTGGATGGGAGTAATTCAGTCCACGTTCACCAACTTCCCTTACTTACGAAAAAAATGGGAGACTAACTGCAAAGTAGAGAGACTTCTCGGAGTATCGTTAACTGGTCAATTGGACAATTGGGATGTCCTGGATGCCACAGCACTGAAAGCCCTTAAGGCTCGCGCTTTGCGCATCGCCCGACGCGCATCAAGGGAACTTGATGTGCAGGAACCAAAGGCAGTGACCTGTGTTAAGCCAAGCGGAACCGTAAGCCAACTAGTTAATTCAGCCTCAGGCATACATCCGCGCTATTCCAGATATTATTTACGGAGATACAGAATCTCTTCGACTGACCCATTATACAAGATGATGAAAAGACAAGGTGTAGCATTTCACCCAGAGGTTGGGCAAAGCTCTAGTGATGCCTCAACTTTCGTCTGTGAATTTCCGGTGAAGTCGCCAGAGGGAAGTCTAACCCGCGAAGAGTTTAATGCAATAAGCCAGCTGGAATGGTATAAGACTGTCCAGACAAACTGGTGTGAACATAATGCGAGTATGACAGTGTATGTAAAAAACAATGAGTGGTTTGAGGTAGGGAATTGGGTATACAAGAACTGGTCAATAGTCAACGGACTGTCATTCCTGCCTTACAATGGCGGCAAATATAGACTGGCACCATACGAAGAGATAGACGAACAAAAATACATAGAGAAGATAAAATCTATGAAGAAAATAGACTATACTAAGTTAAGCGACTATGAGCGAGAGGATAATACCAGTGGCTCAAAGGCGCTTGCTTGTGTAGGAGACAATTGTGAAATATGAAAAGAAGTGAACTAATAGAAAGACTAAAGGTAGTCCGAGAACTGCTAGTAGAAGATGAGCACAATGCAGCAATCCCAGATTTGGTTGAGGCAATGGACTTGGTCTTGGATTTGGTCGATCTTCCAGTGATTCCCAAGCAGAAGAGGAAGCCGAGTTTTACTGTGCACAAAGCACCAAAACCTACGCCCGACGAACTGAGACTAGAGTTGGAACAATCTATCAACGAGCTCTTTGAGGAATTATTTAAATGGTCACAGAAACGATGATATATGTGAACGGCGAGTTATACTTACACGGTGACTCGGATGAGAATGTTATCTACTACGTAAATGGAATGGAGATGAAAAAGGATGGTAGAAATAAAACTTCTGAACAAGAGGTTCTGTCGGAAAGCGAATAACCTGCGTTATATACATAAAATCGAGGACGAGGATGGCACCAGGATGGTGTTTTCAAACGATTCCGTGCCGTCTCCAGAAGAAGGATCCTGGCTGCGCTCTGTAAAATTCGAAGATGAGAAATCGTATCTACTTGTTCTGGACATAGATAGCAAAGAGTTCACAGAAAGAATTTTTGAAGGCTCCAAGGGGATATACAGAACGATTATAAACTTCCTGCATAAGAAGCCTCTCTTCAAGGTCTCTGGTTCGAAGGGAGTTCAACTTATTCTTAAAGTGAACTTTGGGAAGGTCCTCGACGAACATATAGTAAACAAACATCTATGTAATCTAGCATATACTATCTGGAGAATATCTACTCCAGACGTTCGGGCTACTATACACTTTGACGAAGTCCCAGGAATAGATTGTGCAATGTTCTCCAGAGGAAGAATGTTACGTTCTTTCTGTAGACATCTTGTTACTGGAAACTTCTCAGTTCCCATAGACGTTGAAGACAGTTTCGAAGACGTTCACAGAAGGATGAACCTAGAGGTTCCTCTAATAGACTTTAAGAAATTTCCGGAGATAGACTTTGATGAAAGTCTGGTTATCTATGAATATGAGAAAATCGCAGAGCGCCAGAAGATGTTTATTACAGATGCGGAGATGAAGAAGTTAAAAAATACTACGGCAAAGGGATTCCGACCAGACAATGTCTACGGAAGGATGCCTATGGTTCTTCGCACTATAGTTCGTTCCTCTAAAGTTCCCCACGATATGAAGTGGCCCCTTGTAGTTTACTTGAGGATATTTGAACTGATGGAACCATCAGAAATTCTGGATTGGTTACTCAAACACTCTGGTTGGGAGAATTTATCTAACGTCAATACTTCTCTATATCAGATAACCTGGACCTGTAATTGGTGTGATACGTCGAGCAGAAAATTAGTTGATTCTGATAGATTTATAGTGAGGCGCCTGCCACTTCCCGACAGAGTTTGCGAGGAATTAATAGATTACTGGACAGAGCACCTGGAAGGCAGGAGCGCGTTCAAATATATAACTCGAAAGTTCTTTAACTACTACAGAAAGTTTATTGAGAATCCGCCTGCTTCAGCCGGTAAGTCCGAAGAGTTACGAATCGAGCTGTGAAATAGTTCCAGGTATTGCCTACTTTAGTTTTCACATTCATTTGATTCAGGTGAGCTGCTATCTGTCCGTATGTCCATCCTGCGGCTCTCCAGCTGACCATTTGTTCGCAGATATCCCATTCCTCTTCCGTTGCGCCGAATCTGTCTGAGCGGGACGCGCGAAGTTGTTCTGCGTCCGTTCCCCTGCTCGTTGATCCACATTTAAGAACCCCCCTGAAGGGGTCTCCGTGCTGTATCTTCGCTGGGCCCTTTAAACCCAGCCCGTCAATCTTTTCATTCCATTCATCTGACCATATTCCTTTTGTCATTTTACCACTCTTCCTTTTCCCATTTTTTGTCTATAAATCTTTCATACTCTTCTGCGGCTCGCGCAGATTTGTAAACGATCAAGAACATACTCATCAGACACAGCAAGTTTATAATAAATGCCAACCTGAATATGTGAACTTCATCGTAATTGCTGACGCCCTGGCCAGCATTAATACCATCCATTATCCAGAGAGATATCGAGCCCGTTATCACCAGGAGAAAGGAAGGAACGCTAAAGTTCATCCCCCCTCCTGAATCAGCGCGAGAAGATTGCCTGCCAGCACACCAATTGCTAATAGATTGAAGCCATTCAAGAACCGCAGCTGGAGCTTCCTCGTGGATTTAGATGCAAAGTATAACCAGAACTCGACCGATATCACTACTAACATCACGATTATCTTCAATCCAACAAAGTAGAAATCGGACGTCTGGATAAGTGGAAGTATAATTGTATTTCTCTCTCCACTCCACCCATACTTGTCTACTAGCAGGGCGGTAACCATTGCATCGACCATCTGGATTACAAAGGTTACGGCAAGTGTGGCAAATAGTTTTAAGCTACCATTCTTCAATTTCAAGATCATCGTTCTTGAGTATCCCCCACATTTTAAATGTCTCTATAGCTAGCCGCAACGGACAATAGATAATTAACATAATGGCTGCCATTTCGACGAGCGACACGTTTCTTCAGTAGATAGATGGGGAACGTTAAATCAATTTGATTTTCCTCTCCAGGTAATCCCCTACCCTGGGTATGCGTTTATCCAGTCCCAAAGAGCAGCTTACGCCGCTCCTGGAAACCTTAATGCTCTTTGAGGTTACTCTATGGTTTCCACGTAGAGTTTTATCTGGGACATTTAAATACACGATATTTTCCAGACCAATGTCGAATCCTCGACTGACCTCTAAATTTATCTCCTTACTTTCTACATAGTTTTTCATCACTTCAATTCTAGCCAAGTCGGAGAGCTCGGCATTGTTAACTTTTTCTGAACGAAGTGTTGTTCCAACATTCCCCATTGGAGAATTTCCATAGGTGAACTCTCCCCAGGCACCATCCTTACCGGTGACTATCGCCCTGGACCTGGGGATCTGGTAGTTGTAACTCATCGACATTATCCCATCCATAAAGGAAAGACTCAGCGTCCTGTCCGAGTCTACGGAACGTTTGTTTCCTACTATAATCTTATCTCCCTGCATTCTGCAGGATATTTCCAGCGGATCTTCTGGAGATGCATCATCCACTTTATTCTTTACTACTTCCAGGAAGACATCATATGGAGCACTGCCATCTGTCCTGAAGCCAGTCATCGAGATTGGAGGAGTAGACTCAGCCAATGCACTTATATCGATCACAGTCTTAGCAGTGTTGAGCTTATTCAAGATAACATCAGCCAAAAACTGGACCGCCGTATACCCGTCATAATTGTTGGTGTCAGTTATAACAATCGGCATCGCTTCTTTACCAGAAAGAAATACGCGCGGATCATAAGCCGTAATTTTTATCTCCCTGTCCGATGGCTGTATCTCTCTAACATATCCGACAAATATGGGCGAACCTTCAGCCAGTCCCTCATTCAGGAAAAACTCAACCTTTGCATTGAACAGATGAGCATCCTGATAGTCGGGATCTGTAATTGTTACAATAACGCTGTTAATTTCATTGGCCCCTCGCTCCCTGTATGTGATTGATTCAAACTCAGTTATTTCCTTCTCTGCTATAATTAATCTGGGTTTACTATATGTATTTTGGCTCATTCTCCAACACACCCCCTAGCGAAAGGAAGCCGTCACTTATCCAGGTTCCATCGGAGTTGAATTCGGCCACAGCCTCAATCTGCATTTCAACTCCCCACTTCTCAGATACCCGTCCTGTCGGAACGTCTTCTGAAAGATTAGTTATCTTTCCAAAGAACCTGACATACTCTCCATTGGGTCGCGTTAAGTCAAGATATACAGGGGTTCCTTCCTGCTGGTATTTCTTCACTAATTCATAGTCGTCATAGCCTGTGTGAGCAGCAGTGCTGTAGTCACCAAAGGAGATTCCACCGAATCTGATGCTTCCACCCTCAGCTCCAATCTTCCGTATCTCGGAGCGTCCGATTCTGTCATCAATGCGTATGTATCGTCCTTTGCGATTGAACGACAGGGACTGTGCGATTATAATATCGTTCAGTCCAACGTGCATTGAGTCCGTAACTTTGATAACTTCGGAATGATCGTTATCATAGGGGAAGATAGTAGCAATATCTGGCGGAGTTGAACTACTGACGTCTTCACAAGCCACACCTACCAGGATTGCGAATGCGTCGAATGTCCAGTCTGTTATCGTGGCGTCCTGCTTTACACTGTCGGGCCAAACGAGCGTGGATGTATTATACTTGACCTTAACCCAGTTATCCGGCGCTTCGAATACAACTGGTCCATTTATATACAAAGAACTATCAGCCACGGGGGTTCTTGTATAGTCCTCGAAAGGTAAGGCACGGAACTTGATTTCATCTCTACGAGCATCGTAAGCGGGATAGAACAGACTCAGTCTGCACTTCCCCCCTTTCTGTGCATTAATATCATTATCAAATTTATTTCTACTTGAGAAGAATATTCGGTCAAATGTACGTTGGCTATTGGCTATCAGGAAATAGTTAAGTGGACCACTTGTAAGTGCCTGTTCGAGGAAAGTTCCCATTGATGTACTGGAGTCCTTGTTATTTGAACTCTTCTCTACCCAGTCATCCCCACTGTCGCTCGTGAACCAGATGCGATGTTCCTTCTCTACTTCGGTGGGCAGTATCTTTGTGCTATTATCTGCCTGGGAATAGTTACCGAAACTTTCTATCTCTGAGTATGCGAACTTGTCGTTCGTAGCATCTGTCCTATCGTCCTTGACCTGGCAGCGAAGCAGCCTGTAGGAGTCAACGAATCTAAAGGTTCCAGTTGACCGGTTGTCAGTATAGTCCCTGAAGCCAGTCCACTTGGTATTGTCCTGAAAGGGATCGTGAGTATATTCTATCTGAGTTCTATAGTCTGTCAGACGATTGATATTATATGTGGTTCCATCCACTGTAGTAGAGTAGTCAAGAGTATCCGTTGCTCTGTCCAGGTCGCTCGCCTGCTGACCCCAGTCGTGCTTTCCTTCATCCAGGAGAAGGTTTCCCGCAGTTTCTGGAATAGTTAGATTTGGTCCACGAGTTCTGCTCTCAGAAAGATCGGCAGTCAGGAAGAATCCGCGCTCATTCAGTTTCAGGTAGGGCCAGCCCGTGCTCACATTACAGACAGATTTATCAAAACCGGTTGATCTCACCGACCATTCGCCTTTGGTTCCTTCGTCGCCAGGGAAGCCACCACTGATATCCTTGTTAATGTGGAAGCCATTCTTAATGGTAAGGGAAGGAGTTCCTCCAGCTACAGGTGTAATCGCAGTTGTTACTTCAAAGTTGGTTGCATCATTGACATTAGTTATTGTATGGTCTCCATCCATTGCACCACCGGAACTTCCAGCAATAGTAATTACTTCGCCATTTGGAATTCCGTGGTTTGTACCTGTAGTCACCTTTACCGTCGCGCCAAGATCAGTAAAAGTAGAAATTGTAAACTTGGATTCTGCTGTCCAGATTCCATTATAATTTGTTGTGTCGGTAACTATAAGAGTATCGTTATCAGTCACACCGTGGGAAGGTGACTTGAGATATACTTTATCTGTCAAGGAAGCACTTGGAGTAATCTGTCCAGTTAACTTTGGGTTCGTAGCATCCTGAACACTGGCAATGAACGCCCATCGAAGATATACTCTTTCTTGTGGATGCA